CCCGCCAACCCTCCCGGAGCCACACGTCCGCACTTCTGGCAACGGAACAGATCGTAAGGCTGGTTACACTTAGAACAACGATTACTGCTCCTCATTCCGACCTCCAATAAAGATATATGTGTGCTGCGGTGCAAGTGCTTGCAACTCGCGGCAGTACTCCTCATACTGGAAGTCCTTCTCGCTGTCCAGGACTAAGTCCAGCATAGTCTTGAGCCTGTGGGTAGGTATCCTCATATCCTTAGCGTACCTGGGGTTACCGTTTGTATATCGGATGATACGTCTCATGCGGGTAGCTCCTTCCTCGTATGGGGTGCTTGGCAAGGTCTAGGATCACTGCAAGAACATCTACAAGTTTCGCCATCGTCGTGGGATATGCTACACTCGCATCGGCTTTTGGACCGTTTACCTTCCGTGAGTTTAGAGTCTATCTTCAGCATGAAACGGATCACATTATTCGGCGATGTGAACGGCTTGTTCTCTTTAGCCGCGATCTCTTGCAGCCTCGCGTAAACCTGTTCATCTATACGTATTGTCCTGCTCAATGATAGCCTCCTGAGTTCTTATGCCTCGTCATGATCTGGCACCTCTATACCTTCCGATAGAGCCAGTCTCTTAAGATCATCCCCTGCATGGAGTATCATCCCGTGTAGGGCTGCATACTTAGGGTCATGATTCTCGTCTAGCAGCCCTAGCCTATCCATTTCCCTCAGAGCACTGCATATGTTGTTCATAGCGGAGACTACGTGCTGCCTATTCATCATTACCTCCAATCAAGTGTTTACATCACAACTATTATATCATACAGCGTTGCGCAATGCAACACGTGAGTGCGAGTATTATAAGCTGACCAAGCTGCTACTTCAAGCATTGCCTCACCTCGTTTTGAACTATGTTGACAAGTACTAGCTCTCTAATCGAGTGAGCCTATCAATAAGCGCATCTCAACTAAAGAGCTAGCACTGCTGCCAAGGCTAAACGAGATTAGTCGAACGGGCTCATGATCGAAGCCCTGATCTCAGGCACGACGGCGGCGATGGCTACTTTGAGTGCCTCGCACCTATCCTCCGAGCTCAACGACCAATCAAACACCTGCTGCCCTTGGTCCTCAATGTCATCAACGAGCGTGCACTCGTCGAAGCTTTCCGCCATGTTGAGCAGCTTAAGCCTAAGCTTCTCATCCTCGGCTTCACTACCGGGTATCGGGTATGATACCTGAATCATCCAGCGCGAACCTAAAGCTTCTACCACTTGGAGCCTCCTTTACTTGATCGCTGCTCGTATTTCCAATCATGCAACCAGTATACCATAGAGCGTTGCGTAATGCAACAACCAAGTGCGAGTATCACGAGTACGACTAAGCTTATGCTTCGAGTACCTACTCGCCAGTTCACACTAATTCACTCTACTGCGCCTTGGTGTTGCTTCTTGTCTCAATAAGCAAAAGAAAACCCCATCTCTTAGGTGTGCTTAAGAGATGGGGTGCTTGTTAGCTGCTAGTCAACGAGAGTGTAACCTGCTGCTTTGGCGACCTTGACCTTTAGCTGGTATTGCTTTGATCCTTCGCCCCTGAGCGCTTCGTAATCCGACTTCTCTTCATCGCTGGCGTTCTGCTCGAACACCTCGGCCATCTTGAGAACAGTTCCGTCTTTCTGCCAACCTTTGCCGCCGCCGCCGCCGGTGCTGGTACCTGCTGCTCTCGTACCGGTGTATTCTACTTCCGCTTCCCCACCAGCGATCACGAACTTGATGCCTTTGATGCTTCCGAGATCCTCTACATCCTTGGCCGGGAACACTTTCACGAAAGCATCGTACAGCGTGGTCCGGTCCGTTGTGTCGAGCAAGATGGTTAGGTCTGTAAACTTGCCATCTTCCGCCCGCTTAGCGGTACCAGAAAGTTGCAAGTTTGCTGGCATCTCGAACCGTGACATCGCTTCGGCGATCCTAGGCAGCAGTGCATCGCGTGACGCTTTCTCGGCATTGGTCTGGAAATCCTCGATGGACTTCTCGACCCGCTTCATCTCGGTAACAACCGCCGTCACGGCCTTCAGATCGCGCTTCTCTACGGCCTGAGAATGCTTGCCCCACAATTCATCTAACCTGGTCTCGAGTTGCGGTAGCGTGGGCTGTCCGTTACCATTGGCTCCGTTAGGCTCATCAGCCATTGTTAGCTCCGTATTCAATTGGTAAGGTGCACACCTAAGGCACGCGATGTAGGTCTCGCGCTTGCGATGTTCGTTAGGCACCAGCGATTGTTAGATTTGCTGGCCAACATCGACCACCTAATCGACACGTCAATCATATCATGGCGGCATGGTGTGCGCAACCATTATCACGCCGATTCATCACCAATTTGCGAGCAATCGCGCCGAATATCGTAAAACTCGCCCATTTACGCCAAAAACCAATAAAACAGCTCGGCGGCTTGTTTAATACGCCGCGATTCATGAGCGCCAATTCATGAGTTCGGCGTCATACACACGTGCTCGTACGATCAAACGTGCTGTCGAACATACGTTCGCACGAGTTCGTGACTAAAATCACAAAACGCTCGTACCACGTGCTCGTGCTTTGCAATACACATATATCTCTTAGTCCCCCCCGCGTGAATTTTGTTTTACCCAAGAACTTCTAAGCGTATCAAGGAATCGCAGCTGGCCACAGTAAGGGCACGACACTCGCCATCTATCCGCGCGGTGGAAAAACTGCCGGCTACATCGGCAGCGGATAGTGTAATAGTTGACCTCGGGACTCCAAACAGCTCCAGTTATTTTCATATTCACTCCAATTGACTTCTGGATACATCCAACAGATAAATACATATATATATATCAACAAATCAAGAAAACGATCACAACTCGCCAAAGGGTCCCGTTCCAGAGTAGCTTTTCTTCATAACATTCACAAACCAGCGGGCCTTGCAATGAGGACAGCGTACACGGGCAGAGCTATCTCTTGCTTGGAAGATAAAGCCGCATCGGCAGCGAACGACAATAAGGTTTACCTTCGGTATCATTCTACTGCGGGCAATTAGTCTATGGGTAATTATAACAGCCTTACTGATATAGTCCTTAGACTTCGCTGAAGACTCGATATTCTTCCAATCTAGCGATTCTCCAGGTGTCTTAGTATCCTTACTCTCTTGTCCGTCCCAGCACTTCACACACAGCCCATTACCTAGGTCACCTTCAGACCCGCACTTAGTGCAATAGCCGACAGACTCCTGTATATCAAGGATATCAGGCTTTATAGCTCCCATTATACTCTAAGCTCCCTTCTCCACCTCGACGGAGGCGGATGGCCGGTTTCAGGTAGGAATCTCGCGACTAGCTCACGGATGTTACGGTCTTGACTGGAGGTGTCTATCCCCAAGTTAGCCAGGCGTTCCTTATCCTTCCTCAGCTTACTACACATCACGGTGAGGCTGCGGCGGCGAATCTTCTGCTCCTGAGTCATTTCCATTGACTGACGACCGCCCTTGTAACTCGACACGAACGGATGATCGTCAAACCATTGCTGCGACTGTTCCAGGAAGCAGTTACCTCCCAGGGAGCCCCTCAGCCAGTGCCAGTAGCGGTAGTGTCGTTGCTTGCCATAGTACCACAAGCCCTTCATCATGGGAGTGCTAGCTTCTATAGGCCCCCCGCACCAGTGGCAGGCTTTGATAATTCGTTGGGAATACGCAGTGTATATGTGCACGGGGGAAGCTCCTTGGGGCTAGGTGGAATATGTTAAGCGTGGAATATGGTTAGTTAGGTTGGAGTACGTTGGGCCAGAAATAGGTAGGTTCGATATGATTAGTTAGGTTGGAGTATCCTCTATCGGTAGGTTAGAATATGTTGGGCTAGGTTGGGATCTCCTCGTTTGGCCAGGTTGATTGGGTTTGTCTTTATATTTATATATACATTCCTATGTATATGTTATATGTTTCCAACAGTCAATTCAACTTAATTATATCACATCCAGTGTTATGTTGTCAAGCCGGCTTGCAACAGTGGGGCATGGTAGAGTGAGGCAGTGCTGCCGGCGCCTTGGTCTGAGTATAATCTCGTCGTCCTGGAGCTTGACAATTTATGCTTATTATGTTATCCTGAACGTGGCCTAGTATGAGAAGTTTGAATCGACGGGAGGCATAAAGCTTCATGCTTGAGCAGTTCGAGGCCGACCCAGAAGCCCAGCATGATACAGTTATGTCGCTGTTGCCGTATTTAGCAGGTGACGCGACTGAAGAGACTAAAGCAGAGTACCTTACACTGAGGTTCACCGGGTTTAGCGTAAGGGAGGCCTGCAAGGTGGCAGGTATTCATCAGCGGACTGTGATGAGGTGGAGAGATATAAGTGGGGTGTACTATGACCGGAAGTTTGTTGAGCTTGAGCGGGCAGCTTCAGGTCCTGGGAGGCTAGAGCTACGCCAGGAGGTAGTGAGACTCCTATTCCTGCGAAACATGCATCTATTGTTCAGGTATGACTATAGAGTTATATCTAAGGTGCTGGGGCTCTTCCGAAACGATGACGGGTTTGTTGAGCTTCCTACTAAGTCAGAGCTGGCGTACCTCAATCGGATTAGAGGTCAGTATACACCGCAGCAGCTGGCAGTGATTGAGGAGCTCAGTAAGCCTGAAGGCGAGCGAGACTTCAATATATCAGACTTCCTACTGCGAATGAGCCAGGCCGTTGATGGAAGTAAAACAGTCGAGGTACGTCAGACTGTACGTAAGGAGAATACTCTTGGCCCACCTCAGGGGTAGACCTATCAATAACCCTAGACGGAGGCATCGAAGGCGGTCTACAGTCCGTTCAATAGCTGCAGCTAGGCGAAACTTGCATAAAGCTCAGGCTTCGCGAGTAGGGCTAAGAGGTGGGCGGCATCGGAAGCGATAACGGGTAGGGTTAACCTATGGTCACTTCCAGTAAAACGCTATCTCCTCACGAAGAAGCGCTGCTAGCTAGCATCTTTCAGGATGATCTAGCTTTTATTAGCCAGCTTATGAGTATCCCTACTAAGCAGTCGCAGGGTACAAGAGTTAAGTTTGTGCCCTGGCCTGTACAACGTAAGCTGATTGACGGGCTGACTGGAAGAGACATCGTAGTCAAGGACAGTCAGATAGGGTGTACCAGTATAGTCACGGCGCTATATCTCAAGCGAACAATCACTACACCTGACACTACCACAGTTATAGTAGCTCATGAGGATTTTCTAACGCAAAGGTTACTTCATAGAGCGCAGGTGCTATATGACTCGATACCTGTACAGCTCAAGCCTCCAATGGATCATGCGAGTAGCTATGAGAAGCGATTCCCAGATATCAACAGTGTTATGTATATCGGGACTGCCAGGAGTATGGTATTTGGGCGTGGGGAACCTATCCATAATGTGCTGTTCAGCGAGGAAGCCTTCTATGTTCCCGAAGCTCATAATCGTATTGTTACTCCTTTGCTACAGCGTGTACCCTCTGATGGGTATGTTATACGAGAATCCACTCCCAACGGTGAGCAAGGCGCTTTCCATGACGAGGTACAGAAGGCTCGTAAGAAGCAGAGTGTATTTAAGCTTCATAACCTCTACTGGTGGGAGAATCCTGATAACTCTATAGAAAAGGAATCTATAGACTACTACAGGCTAGTGGATGCTATAGATCAGGAGTATGCTGAAGTTGAGGAATACTCTGCAGAAGAGCAGGTGTTAGTAGATAACCACGGCATTACTAGAGACCAGATACGGTGGAGGAGGTATAAGACCACCGAGTCACCCGAGCTATTTCATCAAGAGCACTTAGAAGACCTAGAAAAGTGCTTCCTTCTCATCGAAGAGCCTTACTATGATGTGGCAGTGGCGGTAGCAGCTACGGAGAAGTGTCATAAAGCAACTCATGCGGGTCCGGAGGGGGCTAAAGTATGGTTCAAGCCTGAGCCTGGAGGAGACTATGTGATAGGCATAGACCCCGGTCAGGGTAAGATTACCGAGTCAGTAGCCCATGTATGGAGAGCGGATTTGGACCACCCAAGACATGAGGCCACACTTCACGGGTTCTATGAGCCGTTGAGAATGTCTAAGATGTGTGAGACTCTAGGCAGATGGTACAATAATGCGCTGTTAGTGCCAGAAGCTAACTCTCATGGATTAGGTTTAGTCGAACGCCTCATGGAACCGCCGAGGTATCCCCGGGTGTATATGCGTCGGCAGATAATCAAACGGAAGACAACCACTATGCCAGGTTGGCTTACAGGTCCTAGTACCAAACCCTATATGCTGCAGGAGTTATCAACTCGACTGGATCAGCTAGAGTGCTACGATGCGGAGTTTTGGAGGCAGGTCAGGGGTTGTAGGTCGGTGACTGGAGGTAGGGTAGAGTTTATCACAGCCGACGATCATCACGACGCGGGAGCACTGTCAATTCTTGGGTTGAAAGGGTTCAAGGCTAATAAGCAACGCGGCTATAAAGGTGGGTCAGGTTGGGAATGGTAGGAGGGTACAATGCTCAAACTTGTCATTGACTACGTGATTGGTAGACTAGTCAAGGTCATCGAGAAGAAGGCCGGTACCGAACATGCGTTTGTAGCTCGATTGGGACTAGAGTCTATACATACAGCTGCTAGCGCTTATCGGGACGGAAATCTCACACGTCAGGAGCGTGCTAAGATCAAGGAAAGTATCCTGGCGTGGGTGGATAAGCTTCCTACGGTGGACTAATGGATTCCGAGATAAAGGCGGACGTACGGTTGGCGGTGCTTGAAACTCAACGTGAGGCTCATCAGGAGCGGCATACTCGCTATGAAGATATGGTGGGAAAGCACATCGAGTCCATGGACACTCGTCTGCTCGGAATAAGTCGTCACCTTGAACGGGTGGAGACCAAGGTGGATGCCATGACGCCTTCTAATGGTAGGTGGGATCCGGCAAAGAGGATGGCTGTGCAGGGTGTTGGCGGAGTAGGGGGTGGAGCGGGGATTCTTGCAGTGATTAAGATAGCTGAGATGCTGACTAAGGCCGGGTCGTGAATAACGGTCGTCCCGTGGTCACGATCATCGTAGCGGCGCTGACGGCCACGCTGCTCGTCGGAATCGTTGTGGGCACGGTGGTCTGTAGGATAAGCGGATGAGGACAATACCCCGTCGTTGTTGGGGATGGGTAAAGCGCCGGCCCCTTTCCTGGTACCGCTACGGTCAGGACAAACGTGACTGGCTGCTCGCCAAGATCGAGTACGCCAACGCTGAATCAGCGAAGTGGCGAACGATCTTCAACGTCTGCAAGTCCCCGTACTCTTTCCTACGCGCTATGGGATTCTCTCCGCAGATGGCTGCTGGCCTGCTGTTTGCGGGAACCACGGTCGGCGGTGGAGTGATCGTAAACGAAACCCTGTTAGACGGGCCGTCGTTCCAGCGAGGGGACTCTGGCGTATATCAAGCACCTTCCGACGCGCCTATATTCTATTCGGAGGAGAACAACACACTCCGGGTAGACCTCGGCAGTACCCCAGTAGGCGCACTCACTATTGAGAACGTTTCCGTGGGCACGGCGGTCACCGGCTCTACCCTGCCGGTCGGCCAGACGGACGTGGTGCTCGTCGGCGGACTCGCTGCTGGCGCGGGCTTCACCGAGACCTTCATTGAGACTACCCACCTGATCATAACCCGATTTCGCTGTGACTCTTTTGACTTGTCCGAGACTGAGGCGCACACGCTCAATATTAAGTACAATGCCTCGGACGGTCAGAGCATCGGCCCTACACCAGGGACTCCTCGTGCTAGGGCGGTCGGAGGCGGGAATCGTGCCGACTCCATGATTACATCGGGCGGAACCTACGACCAGATACGCATACAGGCCCCCACCTCTGGCGTTAACGGGAAGGTCGACATCTTCACCCTCTCCAACATCTTCACAAAGGGCGGCCCGTGCAAGTTCTCGCGCATCAAGGCCGGGACCATAGACGTGCTCCTGAATGAGACGGGGTTGGGTAACGGGTTTGCTACGAAGGAATTCGTGATTGCGACCAGCACGGTCTACAAAATCTTCGGGAATGTGGACAACGTTGAGGTGACAATCAGTCCGCCGTAAGGAGAGACCATGAAAGCGAACATTCGCCCGCAAATCATGGCTGCTATCCTCTGCGGCACGCTGATTGCTGTAGTGGCGCTCGTCGTGGGTATGAGGATGAGCGCGGTAGAGGTAGTGACAGCGGTTATCACCGGGATATTCGGATTCCTGGCAGGTGTCTCTTTTAAGGTATTAGAGTCGGAGTAGTTTGGAGTAATAACAATGGCTGACCAAGAGATAGCAACAGAAGTTGGCAAGCTTGTAAGCTTCTGGTCTCCAAGAGACAAAGCATTACGAGCCTGGTACAAGATGATTCAGCTTGAGGACACTCTCAAGCAGGATAAAATGGAGTCGGTTATCAGCACTGACCCACGCACCGGGTTCAATATGGCCAAGTGGTTGTTACAGCCTAAGACTTCGTCATTCCGTGTAGATACCGAAGGATTCACTGAAACCCAGTCTCGAAGGGTAGGAGCTGTCGAGAAATACGCTGATAGGCAGCTACTCCTAGGTATCCGGGAAAAGCGGGTATCACTTAAAGGCTCCTTCATGCGGAGGCTTATCGGGCTAATGCTAGCCACCGGCTGGTATAGCATTATGAGTTATCCTATAAGCAGTAACCGCTGGTGGATGGAAGTCTGGAATCCTGCCCAGGTATATCCGGAGTACTCCAGCGATGGTGAGCTTATCGCGGTAGGTCGGAGATATACTATAAGCGGGAAAGAAGCTGAATGGAAGGTACGAGTGTCGGGATGGAAAAGCTCAGGTCTACACTTTAACGACTTTCAGAATTTGGCAGTGAATAACCTTTGGCGGAGGAGACCTACCGGCATCACTCACGCAGTAGCTATTGGTACTGAGGAGGTCAAGCCTGAGACCCTCACGCCGTTTAGAGAGTTCCCTATACTGGTAGGTCCTTGTGCTGGACTACCAGACGATGGGGGACTACTCCAAGATGACAGCTGGAAAGCCGAGATCGGTAATAGTATCGTAGCCCCTATCATGGATATTCAGCAGAACTACAACAAAATGCTGACATACCTCCAGCAGCTACTCCGTGATACTGCTAACCCTCGATGGGTTGAACGGACTATGCAGGGCGGGGTAGTCACACCTGAGAACATCTATGAACGTGGAGCGATCTTCACTATCGAGCCTGGCGAAGACATCTACCCGCTAGACCCTCCACCTCTGCCAGCTGAGTTCCGAGGTCATCAGTTTGACCTACGTAACCAAGTGCAGCGGAGTTTATTCAGTGACATCACTTTTGGGAATATAACGCAGCAGGTATCAGGCTTCCTCATGAACCAGGTAACTGCAGCTAGTAAGCAAGTGCTAGACCCCTTCTACGGCGCGGTCAGAGACATAACAGGAGAAATGGGCAGCCGGAACATCATGCACCAGAGAGTCTGGGGTATGGATATGGGAAGAGAGTCGTTTCCTGCTTTACCTGAGGAAGTCACTCTAGACTTCAACTACTCTATAGAAATCCCTGGAGACTTTATCCAGCGGGCATCAACAGCTAGAGTACTTAACCCTAACTTCAGACTATCTCCCGAAACTCTATACGATAACCTATTCCCTGAAGTCCAAAACGCTATGATCGAGATGGGACGATTGCGGACGGCAGACGCTTTGGAAAGCGAACCTTTCAAGCTAGTATTCACTATTCACGAGTTGTCACAGGCTGCCGAGGAGGCCCGAGCTAATCGAGATACTGATATGGCTGAGCTTCTTGACCGAGCGGCGCAATTGGCCAGTGACACTGGGTTTGGCCAGGCTAACGAGAGACCTACTACAGAACCAGGAGTTAGGCCTGAGGCCTTACCTGGAGAAGTTCAGGAAGTACTACAAGGTAGATAAATGGCTAAAATACTAGAGCCCGGACGAGATATTATACCTAGAGTAGACCCTAAGACTGAACCTTTCCCAGGGTTCACGAGAGAACGGGCTACACTCACCTCAGCGCAGATAGCTCTAGGACGTAGGCAGGAAGTGCTGTCTGGAGAGGATCCTGCGCCAACTCAAGAGCTGGATAGAACTGCGGCGGATGTAGCTATACAGCCTACTATCAGGCCAGGACCTCCTCCGCTAGGAAGGCCTGACCCTTTAGGTTTGATAGATAAGCTTAAAATAGCGGGAGCTTCCTTCCTTAACACGTTTGCTCAGTTCAATCCAACAGGTCTTAATCCTCCAGCAGTTGTTCCTACTATTAAGACTCCCGAATTTATAGCTCAGGAAGTCTTACGTCAAACTCAGATTAAAGAAGCTTCACTCTCTATAGTCACTGAAGCTAAGAGCCTCAACTGGAGGCGGCATATACTGGAAATCATACCTAACGCGGTACAAGGGGATAACCCTCTGCGGACTCCTGAGCAGCTTCTAGCTCAATACGGCGTAGACGGGCTATCAAGCGAAGATATACAGTGGGCTAGTATAATGATGGATCGTGCGGTTAGGCAGCTTGCAGTTAGAGATAGACCTAAGATGACCGAAGACCGCCGAGATCAGATCATAGCTCAGGTTGGCCGTCAACGAAGTGCAAGTATCTACGGGGTGCTGCTAGGAAGTAGTCGTGACCTTCTCGAGACAATGATTGAGATCAGCCAGCCTAAGCTACCTGAAGGTGTAACTGCGGCAGAACAGCGGGCTCTACTTGCCGATGCTGGATTTGGTCAGGATGAACTTCAGGCTGAACTCGATGCTATGCAAGATAACCTCACTAACTTGAGAGAGTCTCTAGTCAAGAATGACGCTCGACTGGCAGTTATGCAGAGTAGTCTAGCTAATACAGAGATTGATGTTCTAGAAAGAATGATTACTGACCGAGTAGTTCGGGATATGCTAAGTAAGCCTCTAGCGTTTATGCTAATACCTGCCAACTACTATATTGATAACGTGACTAAGCCTCTATCGGGAGCATTTATCCGCCATATTGCGGGGGTTAAGCAGGATCCTATACTGGGTGAGGTACCCCTGATAGGAGGAGCACTTGGCCGAGTTGAAGGTATAGCTACCTTTGACTGGCTGAAGCCCAGCGAGCAGGAGCTCCACGAATTCACCAGGATTTATGAGCAGGCCAGTGCTAGCCCAGACTTCAACTCCTGGGAGGCTCTAGGCTATGCCTTTGAGAATCATCACGCTAACGGGTTTAAGAAGTTCATGACGGAGGTGCTAGTAGACCCGATTAGCTACTTCGGCTTTGGCATGTATGCCAACATTGTGAGGCCTATTCCCAAGGTAGGGCCAGTGCTAGCGGGTATTGAGACTGGCTTCATGCGGGGGACGGACTTGGCGTTCTTGGGGCTCAAGAGGGGTATGTATCATGCGGTGCCTAAGCCGCTAGATGCAGTACTAGCAGCAGAAACACGGGCTGCACTGGGGGTGGTTAAGGCTTCAGTCGAGACATTCAGTGCTAGAAACACTGGGATGCAGAGAGTATTTAGAGACATACCTCTAGAAGAAGCTCAAGAAGCCCTCCGTCAGTCAATGGGGGCGCAGAAGGCTAACCCAGGAGTGGTAGACGACTTCACTGCTGCAGGGAGGATACTAAGGACTAGGGACCCAGTTACAGCTGAGCAGGCTGCAGACTGGGCGAGAAGGTTAGGAGTTGACGGGTTAGACGCTAATCAGATACTACAGCTTGACGACTTACTCGGGCAGACTATGGGATTAGACGGTAGAGTGGTTACTGTCGACGAGGCGGCAAGTCTAATGCTAGATGTTGCAAGAACCCCTAAGCCTGAAAATCTTCCAGTATTATCAGAGGTAGGTACAATTGATGAGGCTGTAACCTTCTTTGAGGAGCTAACTAAACGTACTAGGCACACAGAAACTAATATTGGATCTAGGATAAATGACTTTGCTTTGGCGGAATCCTCGTTAGATGTCAGCCTAGACCGTGTTACTAGGAAAGTTTATGTGTATCCCAGTACAGCTATAGGAGTGAGAAGTCAGGTTGCTCATGAAATAGCCCATGCTATACATATAGACGATCCGTCAATACTGAAGCGATTCTCAAGTATTCATCCTAATCTTAGTCCCAGAAATCAGGAGGAGTTCTTCGCTGAAGCGTTTGAGGAGTTTGTAACCCAACAACCCAAGAGGTTTAGAGACGGCCCAGCTAATCTTGTTCGTGATACAAGTCCTAATACCGCTGATATAGCTCAGAGGTGGATGCTGCGAGAGTTTCCAGAGCTTCAAGGTATGGGAAGTGTTACTCCTACGCCTACTACATCTAAAGCCATTATCCAGGAAGTAGTAGACCAAGTCGACACTCGTGCACTAGCCATCGTTGACGACGCGAGTTCTGTCCCTAACCTCTACAGCCGTGTATTCGACCATGTGAGAGCTAACACTGAAGCAGGCTATCGTAGCAGCAGTGTACCGACAAAGATTCAGCAAGCTGCTATGGGTGCTCCAATAGCTCAAGCAGGCGCCAGACTTACAGCTATCTGGGCCAATCACTTGGATAAGGTCAGTCGCGGGGCCGCCAGAATGTACCTCATGTTTACGTTCTACTCTCCATTCAACGTAATGGAGAACGGGTCCAAGACTATATACGCAGGGCTTAATCCTATGTATGAAGGTAACCAGGCTCGCGAGCTCGTATTTAGGACTACCGGGCTCAGTGGGAGACAACCCGTATTTGAAGAAGCTGCGGGAGTAACTCTGGAGCTAGGATCACTGCCTATATCCGACACTCTACGTGCGGTTAAGGGTAAGCTTCCGTTTATGAGTGATAATGCTTACCGACGGGCTTCCCGTAGAAGGCTAACAGCCTGGCAGAAGTTCTATGGCGGACTGGAAGAAGCTTTGATAAACACTGGAGCTAAGGTGGGTCTCCAGCAGCAAGGCAACTACCTAAACCGTGGAATCGCACGGGAGCTCTGGCGCGACGCTCCTGATGTTATGAGTACTGTAGATCGGATAATCCAGGAAGAAGCCAGTACTCTAGCAGCTGGGGTCGACGCCAAGGTTATAAGGCAGGTAACCAAGGAGGCAGAGCTCAGAGCCACAACCTTAGCAGACTCGCTTAGTCGCTTGGGCGACGACTTCACTCCTGGGAAGGTTAGAGCTGCCAAGGTTAGAGAGTTAGTCTCTCAGTATCCAGATATAGGTCCTACCGGCTCAGATCATATCATAGCTAAGCTAGAGTCCGACCAGCTATTTCCACAGCTTAGCCAGACCTTCGATGACGTTGAAGAGCTCATCATGCAGGAAGTGTTGCATGGGCCAGAGCTGGGGAGGCAGAGGTTAAACTCCCTAGTCGATGCACTAATGGAGAATCCTCCGACTACTCAAGCTGAGTTCGACTCCTACGTGCAGACGCTACACTTTATCACTGAGAACGCGGGAGATCTTATACACACTCAACTTCGTGCGACTAAGGAGTATACAGATAATATCCTTAACCGAGCTGTTAAAGTCCGGATACACGACGAGATGTGGGAGGGAGTACTAGCACCCTTCATTAAGGATTCTGGCGAGCGTGTAGAGCAGTATGTGACTATGCTGAAAGGAGCTATAGAGTCTACTTCACGGCAACCTAGCCGGTTTAGGCTTAGACGAGTTGAGATAGACCCTGAAGAGGTTCCAGTCATAGAGCCAGGCACTCGGGCCGTTGCATATGTAGTCGAAGATCTAGAAGGTAACTTTGTAACGAAGTTGAATCTCACTATTGGGGATGAGTTAGGAAGTGCTGAGGTTGCTCTTTTTGGGAGTGATGTCGGTGACTTAGGTGTATCTGCTGTGAGGCAGTTGGGTAGAGAGCTAACTATCCTGCATCCGGAGATAACTGAGTTTAGAGGTGTTCGTATAGGAGGAGGTGGGCAGCTGTTTGGACCGGAGCAGGTCGTACCGGCGTCAGTGTTTGAAGCCAGGCCTTCAGGACTAGGACTGGATGACGCTACGCGGACCCAATACGAGCAGCTTCTCGACCAACATCTACGTCATTTTGCTCTTATTCGTGAAGTGAGACTTGAGCAGATGAACCTAACACAGAGGCTAACATCTGAGCTTAAGACACTTGAAGCTAAGATTCGTGCTTCCGGTGGAAAACCTACTACAACTCACCCTGAAATCGAGGCTTGGTGGCGAGAGTTTGACCTTAGCCGCGACGCTCTTTGGGAGAGGATGAGATCTCCTATGGCAGAGTCGTCAGCTGAGACACTAGAGTCGCAGGCTCGTACTGGGAATCTTCCTCTAGGCAAAATACGTAACGTGAGTGACGGTGAACTGACTCTAGCTCACATTTCAGAGCTATTTAACTCAGTACCTACCGACTTATCGCGGGGGCTCTATATCCCAGAGATAGGAGCGTTTAAGGATAGGCTACTCTGGGTAGAGCAGGTATACGCTAGAGCCAAGACCGTCATGGCTAGAGATCAAGCGGTTAGTCCTGGAACACTGCCTGAAGCTTTAGGATTTACAAAGCCTGCTATAGGCCAGGTGTATGACGAGATACTTCAAGGTATGAGACAGTCTCCTGGAGTAGCAGGTGTAGCCGGACCTCGTATAGCTCAGGTACAAGCATTAAAGAGAGAGCTTATAAGCCTGGGCCAACGTAGTCGGAGTCTACTACCCCAGCAAGGAAGGGCTTCACTTAAGAAATTCGGTGATCGTGTGAGGAGTAGACTTAGGACTGAAGCACCCGAGCTATTTGATGACTCGTGGAGAACTCGCCGTCAACGAGCGTTCGATCGCACAAGCAAGCAGTTTGAGCTAGACTTCCCAGACTACACTAGCGCCACAGCAGTTAACGCCGTAGGACGAGCAATATTCCCATTCTGGACTTATGAGACTCATAGAATGTTCTGGTTGGCTAGAAGCTTCGTTCGCACCCCAGGTATGCAGGCGTCGTTAGCTAAGTATCAAGACTACACCGATAACGGATATGTGAGGACTCCACTTGGAGGCTGGGAGGTTAACTTCCTCCGTGGAACTATCTGGATGGGCGGGATGAGGCGGCTAATTCAGCGGGACTATCCAGACTTCTACGACCGAGTACCTGGTCTAGCATCAGCCTTTGACCAGATGAGTCGGTTTGGATTCTATCCTAATATATTTATCTCGGGAAGCTTTGCGGCGTTTGGAGCCGCTACCGGTCAGAGTCAGCTAGGTGAGATTATACCTCCACTAATCCAAACTCCCTTGGAAGCTTATATAGCTGCTCGCCCGGATAGTGCGTCAGCTAAGACTATACTTGAGCAGCTTATGCCTAATAGGTTTAGAGACTACCAGGTTAGCCAGGCCGTAGGTAAGCTTGGAGGACCGGGCCTAGATATACTAACCAAAAGAGTGTCTGGTACTAAGCTGACCGAGGATGATGAAGCTTGGTGGGCTAAGGGTCAGCGAGAGGTAGCTCAATTCAACTTAGTCAACATTCACATGGGGCTATTAAGATTCAGACCTGAAGAGAGACTCAAGTTCGAGCGTGACGCTAGACGGGTCATATCCGAGTGTACGGGCATAACGGAGGCGGTTCAAGAGCAAGCTCAACGGGCAGGGCTGAGGTTAGAAGAATTCATAGGTGTCCCGTTTGAGTGTAAGGAGATAGTACGAGAGCTTGAGGGATTCACTCAATTCCGTGGAGCTTCCGGTTATCTCCAAGAGTCTGAACTAGGACAGACTTTAGCTATATATCGTCAGTTCTGGGATGAGGTTGAGAGAGAATCTAACTCTACTAGCCAGGCTCAGTATAACCTAGACTCGGAATGGCTCAGCGGCTTACGGGACCGTCAATGGTGGCTTGCAGAGACGCGAAAGCTGAACGAGCGAGTACATCAGGTTATACAAGATAAGCAGGCTGACCCTAGGTTCATATCAGAAGTTGACGGAGAAGACGTAGTCATACCGTTGACGTTAGATGAGCGTAAAGAATGGTCCAAACTCATGGGCTATGATCCCATACTCATGGACGTGGAGAGCGAGCTAATAGCTTTATACTTCCAGGTTGAGCTTGAAGAACGTCTAGACCCAGAGATAGGCCAGATCACTCCAGACTGGGATAGGTTCTTCCTCACCCGTCAAATGATTGCTGGTGCGGTTCCTCCAAGCCGCCAGGAGTCGTTTAACAAGCGGATTAGAGGATCAGAGTCTCCTCTCGAACGTCATCGGCGGGAGGACTACGAACAGTATGTGAGGCCTTATCAGAACACCTTTGACTTGGTACTAAGCCAACTCCCCGAAGATGACCAGGCTGTGGTTCGTAGAGCTAATGCTACAGACGACGTGGATGAGAGGAGAGAGCTGCTAGCCGAAACGAATGATGCTGGAGATAATATCGTATCTCAGTTTCAGTCTAAGCTGACAGAATTCCGTCGCCGTCTGCGTATGCTTGATCCAGAGATGGATGCGAGGTTAGTACTCTGGACGGGCAGACAGCCGGTAAGTAATAAAGGTCGCGAAGCATGGCGGAGGCTGAGGACTAATTATGGATTCATAAAAGAGGAAGAATAACAAGCACACACCTAATGTTGACATCGCAACCCTTGTATGATAAACTGGATGATGGAGGGTATTATGCCAGACGGCCAAGATTCTTCAAGCAGTGACGCAGGCAATAACGGTGCATCCAATGGGACGGTACCTGAGTCTGACCTCATAGCTCTGAAGAGAAGTCACGCTTCCGAAGTTACTGAGCTTAACGAGAAAATCACTAAGCTCACTAGCGATATGGATGCGCTGACGACAGCAAGAACTGCTGTAGAGGCCCAACTTAAGGAGGCTGAGGAAGTCAAAGCTCAGCTAAGTACAGCTAATGCTAAGGTCGAGGAGACAACCAAGACTTTAGCTGAGACTAGTGCTAAGCTGTCCGAGACCCGCCGAAGTCAACTTATGGAGCGTCACGGACTGAAAGAAGACAGTCTGAAAGACATGAGTGAAGACCAGCTGGACGCTCTAGAGAAGGTTCTCCCAGCAGTTAAAACCGAGGCTCCAGATCCCAAGAACCTCGATGCGGGTAGCGGACCCAACGCGCCGCCATCCGACCTTTCTGCTAGGGAGACTATCGCAGCATCACTAGCTGCAGATTAACCTAAGCAGAAAGGAATAAGGCAATGGCAGTAGTAGGTCACTGGGCGAGCCTTGCTGAAGCCGAGAAGCTCACTCAATCCATGATGCTTAAAGGCATCATTCAGACTGTTATCGAAGGCGGGCAGCTGGTACCCAGGATGCCCGTTAAACAGGTGAATGGTAAGGATCTCGTCTACAATCGGGAGAAGTCCTGGACTGCCTCTGACGGGGCAGAGTTCGTAGACATTCGAGAGCAGATCACCTGGAATTCAGACGCTGACCTCGATCAGATCACGACCCCACTGAAGCGTGTTGCTCGCCAGGACGCCCTGGACAACTTCGTTGCTGACACGTATACCAACATCAACGACTACCGAGCAACCATGATTCAGCAGCTAGTCAAGCGAGCCACTCGGTTCGTCGAGGACAAGCTGATCTACGGAGACGTGACGTACGGCAGCGCTAAGGAGTTTGACGGACTCCACGCTATGGCCGAGGAGAACACTGGGAACCTAGACATAGACGAGGGTGAAGGAGCTCTTGCACTGTCTAACCTTAGACTTCTTCTCACAGCCATGAAGATTCACACTCTGGGCAAGGACAACGTTATACTGCTTGTCCCCAGCCAGATCGCAGACCGTATCGACGCGGGTTATGCTGAAGGCGGATTGGTCCGCTCAGGCGTAACCCACCACATGCTGCAGGCTTCAAGCATGCTAGGTGAAGCCGGCCAAGAAATCACCATGTTCCGGGGAGTACCGATAGTTAGGTCGGACTTCCTAGTTGCCGAGCAGGCCAATACCGGTGTAGGCTCCGACATACGAGCCAAGAATACTTCCGGTACTGAGATGTTCACCATATTCGGGATAAGGTTTGGCCAGACCGAAGACGGTGGAGTTGCTCTGTTATTCGGGGGTGCTGGTCGTGACGTAGGTGAGGTGTTCAAACGGACATCATTCCCGGTGCTTGAAGACTACGACTCCGGAGGTGAGCGGGTTGTGTCGTATCTTGCTCCGACGCTGGGAGCACAGCACAGTCTTGGTCGCATCTACGACATAACCGACGCCGAAGTCACTCCTTAGCGGCTAGTAGTACTGTTCCCTGCAGTTAACGGGTGGGATTCCCGTATGGGAGATAGATAGACCATAGGAGGAGGCTGGAAAATGGTCAAATTACGGACAATGCCGTGGATTCAAAATGAGAACGGGCTGACTTTGATCCTTGCTAGGGATGCGGTCTTTGCCGGTCCTATCCAGGGACTCGAGTCGCTCATCAAAGATAACGAGCTGCATGTAGTCACCACAACGCAGAAGTTCCCGATAGGCTCCATGATCTGGGACCCGTCAATAGACGCGGTTTACCGGTACGTGGAGTTTGGAAATACCACTGCCGCCGGCGACATGATTCAGGCTGAGGGCCCAGACGGAGCTCACGACGACCTTAACTCCAACGGAACTGGCTCTGGCGCTTCGCAGGCCAAGGGAGCCACGTTAATCTCGTTCTCGGACACTATCACTCTTGTCAAGGACGAGTACGCTGGCGGCTTCATGAAGATAGAGACTGGCACTGGTAAAGGCTATCGGTACCCGATTAAGTCCCACGATGCGCCGGCCAGTAACTCCCTGTTTACTCTGTGGGACCCAGGTTTAGCTTTGGCTATATCTGGTGCAACCGTAGCTCTGATCAAGAGCCGGTACAAAGAAGTCATTCAGATGCCTACCACCGTGACGGGAGTCCTGGTAGGCGCGGGGCTAGGTGTGGGAGCAGACGGCAGCTTTGGCTGGGTACAGACCCGTGGGCCTGCTGCAGTGCTTACCGACGGTACAGTTGTTATCGGTCAGCACGTAAGGGCGAGTGACGGTGTTGCCGGGGCAGTTGAGCCTTTGGACCGCGACGGGACTGCTGAGGACGAGGCTGAAGTCGGTTACGTAATGGACGTGGGGCCGACTACGGAGTTTAGCCTCATCTTCCTAA